GGATGTTTTGTGTAGGTCCACACGAATTTCATATTGATGGGGCGTTAAGGCGCTATTACTCAGGTTCTATTGATATTACCTACAACCAGAAAGATCGATATTTCTTGGTGGGTGAGAAAAAGAAAGTCAAATGTAAGGCTTGTAAGGGGTTTGGCTTCATTCGAGATGATGGGTGGGGGCATATAGATAAATGTGAAATGTGTGATGCAGAAAAAGGAGCCAGCCATGAGTGAGTTTGAGGGTAAATCTGGAAAGTGGGCTTGGGAGATTCAAAAAGAACAACAAGCGAAAGTGGAGGAGCTGCAAAAGCGTTTAGATGGGGCATTAAAAGAGACTCAATATGCTTTGCAGTATGTTGAAGAAGACATGCGCGGCAATCATGAATTTCTACAAATGGCAATGATTCGAACCCTTAAAGCTATAGAGCAAGTGCTCAAAGGTGGTGCTTGATGTCATCAGTCAGCATTGCTGAATACCGCAAGTTATTTCCGATAAAGAAAAATAAAAAGCGGCGTTCAGCAAAGCAAGTTGCCAGACAACCAAGTGTGGGTGAAATGGTTCTGGCAACGCATTTAAGAGCATGCAAGATCGGTTTTGAACAGGAATATAAGTTCCATCCAAAACGCAAATGGAGAGCTGATTTTCTGATTACTGGTACAAAAATTTTAATTGAGGTGGAAGGCGGGATCTGGAGCGGAGGCCGTCATACAAGAGGTAAGGGCTACATAGGGGATATGGAGAAATACAACTCCGCAGCAATGATGGGTTTTACAGTTTTACGGTTCAGTACTGAGCAAGTGAAAGCAGGCGTGGCGATTAAACAAATTGAGCAATTGGTGGGATGATTATGAATATGGCAGCGCAACAACACATTTTACAAGCGGTCAATTGGTCTAAATATAGTTTTGAAGAATGGTGCCGACAGCTTGGGGCATGGCTTAACGGCGATACTGAAACAATGGTCAAAATAGTTAAGACGATGCCAACTAAACGCATCACTCAACAGCAACGCGAAAAGTTAATGGCTATGTATATGGGGGATGAGAGTTTAAAAGATCGCTTGTGTATTCGCCGTAAGGGTACTTGTTGTGAGTTAAATGACAATGAAGCGCGGGCAATACATAAACTCCTACTTGATCTTCAGACTATCGAGGATGAGATTGTTAATGAATGGATTGGGGCAATCTGGTGGCATTATGTAATGGGGGAGTCTATACGAGACATCGCAAAGAGTAATGATACTTATGGGTCGCAAATCCAACAGGACATTAAATGCGGTTTAGCATTTATTAAATCTCGTTATCCCCATTTTCAATTTGATAAGTTTATAAAAACAGTTGTAGTTGAAAATCAATTTTCTTGACTGTAAATACAGGGTGTGGCATATTCGTGCTATAGTGTTCGAAGTGTAAGTAAAGCACTAGTATTAAAGCTCATCATTTGGTGGGCTTTTTTGTTTTGTGTATAATTAAATATTATTAATAACCAAGAAGATCGCAAAGAAATGAAGAGTGAAATTATCGATAAAATAGAATCTTTTCTTAGTTCTCAAATTCAAATGTTCGAAATGTTTGGGGAAAGTAAACAATTGGAAAAGCTCAAGGAACAATTGAGTCATTTTAAAATACGAGAACATGTTATAAATGATGGATTGAAGCAAGGTCTTTCTTTGGAGCATATGGAAAGATTGGTTCTAAAATATCTGAGATTAATGCTGATAAATATTGGTTATCCAAGTGATGAAGAATTCATAAAAGAGCTAGACAAGGAAATTGATGAATATACGAATATTTTGGGTTATCGTTAATATTAAATATTCATAAACCTATAGATGACTGAGCATGGCTTAGTTATATGCTATAGTCCAGTCTAATTAAAAGCTGGTTAGCAAAATGAATATCTGTGTTGGTGGTGATTTGGATGGGCAAGTGATAGAAAAAGAAGGCAGATTACTAAAAGCTTCTGACATTGATCCATCATTCAAAACTGAGTACTACAAACAGATTTACAACCGTGACAATACGGTGTTCCATTTCTGGTTACCAATTGGATCTGACTTACATGACATGTCAGAGAAAGTACTAACTATTCTTAGAGCACCTAAAAACTAGTTTTATCGTTTGCCGGACGTATTACGGCACAAGAAGCTCCGCTACATACTAGTTATTGGCGGGGCTTTATATTTTTACAATTTCGAAATATATTATTTTTTTTAATTTTGGAAAAGAATAATGACAGTAGAAAATAGAATTGAAGAGGCTAGAAGGAACTATAGCGAAAAATATGGTACTGAACCTGAATTTGTTTTAATAGAAGCAGATGCGGCCTCATTCATTCATGGTAAACGTTTTAATGGTGGGGATATGGCTAATAAAGATTATACTTTAAAAGCTGTAAATCAACTCAGTGGTTGTATACCTATTTTAGTTCCCAAATATGGTCATGAATTTAAGTTATTTGAAGAAAAAGATCTTCTTCAAGCAATAGAGCAATTTAATCAAGGTAATATTGAAAATAGATGTGTAAAGATTAAAAAAGAAGTACCTACAGCTTGGCTTGATTCTCCCCTAAAAAGATCAATAGCTAATTATAGGCTTGAAGTTGTTGAGATTCCTGTTTCATATGTAGATGCTTTTATGACGTATAAGGAATCGAAGTCTAGTTAATTATAAGCCTCCGAAAAGGAGGTTTTTTTATTTCTGGAGTAATTATGAAAAACGAAGTTGGCTTTCATGTTCCTGTTCGTCCAATGCCTCCAGAATGGCTTTTTGAAATGGATACACCAAACTTTGCACCAGCTCCAGAAATATGGGAATGGATTAAACAAGTATTTCTAGATCCAAAATCGAAATTATTTAATCCTGATCACATGCACTTACGTTCATTTCGATATCCCGATATTGCTGTGATGTGGGCTAGATCTGGCTTTAAAAAGCAGGGACGTCAGGTTATCGGTACTACTGAAAAAGTCATGATCAATGCTGGTGGTTGGAAGAAAGAACGACAAGAAGAACAATACATCCAGTGGTTCAATTATTTACCTGAATACTTAATTACTTTTGATGCTTCATATTCACGTATAGCAAGTGATGTGAACTTTTGTGCTTTGGTTGAACACGAGCTTTATCACATTGCACATAAGAAGGACCAATACGGGACACCAGCTTATAACAGAGAAACTGGTATGCCTAAGTTAGCTATTCAAGGTCACGATGTTGAAGAATTTACTGGCGTTGTTCGTCGATATGGAGCAAGTGAGGATGTTATGCGGATAGTTGAAGCAGCTAATAAAAGACCGCAGCTGTCACGGGCAGATGTTCATTATGCTTGCGGCACTTGTAACTTGAAGGTGGTTTAAATTTTTTTTGCCACTCTACTTGGACGTACTTGGACGGATAGAGATAAATGGCAAGGCTTAATAAACGGGTGAAACTCTATATAGTACGGTCACTTGCTACCTATGAGACACCTAGTGAAACAGCAAGAGGCGTCCAAGAAGAATTTGGTATCACCGTAACCAAACAGCAATGTGAAGCATACGACCCAACAAAGAAAACAGGGCAGGACTTAAGCGAAGAATTTAAAACTGAGTTCTACAGAGTGCGCAAGGAAATGAACGACAACCTTAGCGCAATCCCAATCGCAAATATTGCCTACCGCCTCAAGCGTCTACAACGGTTCATCGATCATGAACAATTCAAAGAAAACCCAGTCATTGTGCCGAGCCTTTTAGAGCAGGCAGCTAAAGAGGTTGGTGGACTTTATACCAATCGAAAAGAAATTACAGGCAAAGACGGCGGTCCAGTCCAAACAGTTAATTCAGAAATTCCAGTTCCAATGGAAGATTACTTAAAAGCGCGGAGGGAAGTCTTAGATGAGTACTGATGCGGCTCGGGATAAAGCCATCCGGATCGAGGCGCAAGAAGATTTATATTTCTTCACAAGGTACATGTTTAAGGAGCGCCGTGGTTATAAATGGATGCAGAACTGGCACCACTTAGAAATCTGTGAAGCTTTGATGAAAGTTTATCGCGGAGAGATAAAGCGGTTAATTATTAACGTTCCACCACGATATTCTAAAACTGAAATTGCTGTAATTAATTTTATGGCTTGGTGTTTTGGAAAGAAGCCTGACTGTGAGTTTATTCATATCAGTTACTCGGCAATGCTTGCCGCAAATAACGCCTTCCAGATTCGAACCCTTGTGCAAGAAGAGGCGTATAGAAAAGTCTTTCCCGAGCTTACATTGCGTGATGATAGTAAGGCTAAAGACTTCTGGAGAACTTCTCAAGGCGGTGTCTGCTATGCGACTGGTACAGGCGGTACGATTACTGGTTTTGGCGCAGGTAAACTTCGTGATGGGTTTGGTGGATGCATCATTATCGATGACCCACACAAAGCGCATGAAGCTTCTTCTAAAACAATTCGAGAAGGGGTAATTGATTGGTTCCAAAACACCCTTGAGTCGCGTACTAACTCGCCAGATACGCCGATCATTGTGATTATGCAGCGACTTCATGAAGATGATTTAGCTGGATGGTTGCTAGGTGATAGAAAAGACGGCGTTCCTGTAGCTGGTGGTAACGGTGAAGTGTGGGAGCATCTATGTCTTTCAGCTATTCAGGAAGACGGATCCGCACTGTGGCCAGCAAAACACAATATCCAAAAATTGAGGCTAATGGAGCAAGCAGCACCATATGTATTTGCCGGGCAGTACCGACAAATGCCATCACCGCCAGCAGGCGGTTTTTTTAAGCCCGACAATATTCAAATTGTTGATGCTTTGCCTGCGGATGTATTGAAACAAGTTAGGGCTTGGGATTTTGGGGCTACCGAAAATGAGGGCGACTTTACAGTAGGTGTGCGAGAAGCTCTAGGCGCAGATGGTTTTACTTACATTGTCGATGTAACTAGAGGACAGCTTGGACCTGACAATGTGAATAAGCGCTTAGAACAAACAGCAAAAATAGATGGGAAAAAAGTTTCTGTGCGTCTACCACAAGATCCCGGTCAAGCTGGTAAATCGCAAGCTAGTTCATTTGTGAAGCTTCTTGCGGGTTATAACGTGATAGCCAAACCAATTTCAGGTGACAAGCTTACACGTGCACAACCATTTGCGGCCCAAGTTAACGTGGGAAATGTACGAATGCTCAAAGGTGAATGGAATAAGGATTTTATTGATGAGCTTCGTCATTTTCCTAATGGCACACATGACGACCAAGTGGATGCAGCTTCAGATGCGTTTAATGAATTACATGAAGGTTTTGAAGCCTTCTTTGCTGATATGGGATTTGCTCGATGAGTGATGTAACTTTTCAACATGCTGAATATGTTAAGAACTTGCCATACTGGCAAAAACTTGATGATGTTTGTGAAGGTGAAGATGCAGTTAAGGCTAAAGGTGAAAAATATTTGCCGATGCCAAATGCACATGATAAATCACCTGCAAATAAAAGCGCTTATGAGGCTTATCTTACCCGTGCAGTCTTTTATGAAGTAACAGGGACTACATCAAATAGTTTAGTTGGTGCAGCTTTTGCAACCGATCCAAGTTTTAAATTTCCTCCGGAACTTGCTCATTTAGAACGTAATGCAAATGGTGCTGGTTTAAGTACTTATCAATTGGCTCAAAATGGAATTCGCCATTTATTGAAGCATTATCGTTGTGCTTTATATGTAGATTATCCTGATGTGCCGCCAGCTCGTAATCTAGCGGAATTTAAAGCACAAAAAGCCTATCCGATGATTCATTTATTGAATGCTGTTGATGTAATTAACTGGGATTCAATGATGGTTGGGAACCAGAAAAAACTATGTTTAGTAGTTATCCGAGAGGTAGTTTCTACCCGTGGAAGTGATGGTTTCAGTAAAGAGGATCGTGAGCAGTTCCGTGTTTTGCGTTTAGAGCCAGTTGACAATGGAGAATATGCTTATTCTGTTCAGATATATACCAAAAATGACAAGGGCGAATATGAAGGAGGGCCAAAAAAGTTTCCGACTGATCACAGTGGCAAAACTTGGTCTTATATTCCATTTACTTTTGTCGGTGCGGTAGATAATTCTGAAGAAATTAAGAAACCTCCATTACTCGCATTAGCTAATCTAAATTTAGCTCATTATCGTGACAGTGCGGACTTTCAAGAGTCCGTTTTTTATATGGGGCAACCTCAATACTATGTTAGCGGTGTGAACTGGCAATGGTTCGATGAGGCAAAAGCTCGAGGCATTTACGTTGGAGCGAAGGTACTTTTGCCTTTGCCTGAAAATGGCAAAATCGGCATTGAACAAGCAAACCCTAACACTTTGTCCCGTGAAGCAATGAAAGATAAGTGGAATCAAATGAAAGAATTAGGCGCACGCTTAATTGAAAAGGGTTCTGCTGCTAAAACAGCCACAGAAGCTAACAATGATGATGCTGTTCAGCATTCCGTTTTATCGCTATGTGTCGTGAACATGAATGAAGCCTTGTCTATGGCTTTGCGATGGTGTGCCAAATACGTAATAGCTAATGTTGATGCTCTTAATAAAGATGACCTGATGTTCGAAATCAGTCAAGAATTTAACAAACAGGGTTATTTAGCTGAGTTAGCTCGACAGTTATTTGAAGCAGCTCTACAAGGCCGATCTTCATTTAAATCATGGTGGGAATACAACCAAACAGGTATGTTCCCTAAACAAAAATATGAAGAAGAACTTCAGAATGTTGAAGCAGAGCAAGATGGGACTTTAAATCAAAAGGTAGAGTGAGATGGCAACAGATATCAAAAAACTATTTGAAGCACTCACTCAGCACCAGGCCTATCTTTATCGTGCTTCATCAAAAACGGTAAATGAGTTATTGGCTTTATTCAATGATGATACGAGCAAGATGCTATCTAAG